AAGCTACCTGCAACAGCGGTGGTATTACCAATTACAGTATTATCTATTACCCCAGAATTAAGATCTACGGATGTAATAGTCGTAGTTCCCGTAGCAGCTAAATTAGCGAACCCTGCATCGCCTGTTACGTTAAGTGTACCGCCAATAAGAGCGTTTCCTGCAAGGTGTAGGTCTTTGTACTTTTGGGTAGTTGACCCAATATCAACGGTATTGGTTGTTTGCGGGGTTATAGAGGTTGCAGTCTGTCCTACGGCTTCAAGCCATACCGCTGCAGAGGATGTGTTGTTCACGCAGATAAAGATACGGCTGGTGCTGTTGTTTATCCAGATAGAGCCGGGTGCGTAGCCTGCAGCTACATCATCTGTAATCGTAGGATTTGATGTTGCGGTTACGTTGCTCTTACCGCCTGTACCGCCGTTGATTGGAAGTAAGTATCCAGAAACGGAAGTCTGTAAGTTGATTGCTGGTGAGTTGCCTGCACTGCCATCGTGTGAGTGACCGCCAGTAGCATCAAAGGCGTTTCTTAGTTGGTTAAATTCAGCATTAAGCGGTGGTGCAGTAATCTCTGCGCCGTTGATAATATCCGCTACTGATTGGCGTGTATAACCTGCCATACTTTATCGCCTTCCTGAAATCGAAAATTCAAATACTAGACCTTGGATCGAATAAGGTTCTGATTGCCCAACCGTCACGAAGGTCGCCCGTGAGGAGAAGCCAGACCCTTGAATGTCTGAAGTCATAATTGGTTTGGAGTTACCGCCGTACAGGATGTTTGCACCGGCAAAGTCAATGTTTCTTCCGCCGTACTCTACAGGCCCACCTGCACTGGTTTGGGAATATGAAGATGGGCGGGATGTGTTGTAGTCACCCCAATCGTAGGACATAGACAGAAAGACCTCTACTGGACCTTCAGCACGAACAAAGGTGTTTACCTTGCGCATGGTCTTGCGGGTTTCTGTGTCACCAAAATCTAGGTAAGGCGTGGCGTATACAGCGAGAATATCACCACCATTAAAGCTGGTGCCTTGCTCTTGGCGATATACTTTGCCGTCATAGTCGCCATGCAGAATGTATTCTGTGCGCCCGATGTAATCAGATGTGCAGCATGAAGCCCGGATGCCTGTAAGCTCTCCAAACTCCCAACCAATGGAACCCTGTTGATCTGCAAGCCCACCAATGATGCCGTAGCTGTCTGTTACCTCTGTGCCATCATCATCTACAAAGAAGCGAACCTGTGACTTACCACGAATAACAACACCGTTGAGGTTATCCATGTCGTAGTTGCGGATCATATCAACCAGAGTAACTTGAATAGGTTTTGATAGTGTCTGGATCTCAACGTCACCGATGCGGGATGTACCCGCTACAGGACGGAAACCTTCTGGTGACAGAAAGATTAGATCCCCACCAATTTCCAGTACGCTGTCCCGTGCAACACAACCCACATTGGCTGTAACCTGATCAAGAACAAAGCCTGCAGTAATATCGGGGCTTACCTTCTTGATGCCGTTAATACCGAATACAAAGAGATCGTCACGGAAAGGTTTGAACTGGACTACGTTAAAGCCCGGAGTAATCTGACCGCCACCAGATGCCGCAGTGAAGTTGTACGGATCTGCAGGTGCAGAGTGACAGATAACAGCACGGGAGGTTAAGTCTCCGCCTAAGAAAATGTGGTTCTCAAAGACTTCTACAATCGCAGGGGCGTTAAGGATCTGGTCGCCACCGGGACTAACAGAAGTACCAGTGTTTGTGCTGTTAAGCTGTGACCAGTTCTGACCATCGAAAAGGATGGCATTGTTAACACCGTCTACGAAGATAATCTTAGAGCCATCGCCAAAGTCAAACTGAGTATGACGCAGCTTCTTAACTGTACGCACACCGTCTGTAGTATTGAGCGTAAGGCTGTTGGTCATTGCCTGCCAGCCAACAAAGTCTATGAACTTGTAAAACTTATAGGTGTTAGCACCCACATCTTTACGGGCTGCAATGATGTACGGGCTACCAATGTGTTCGTTCTTGTAAATCGCTACACAAAGAACCGGACCTTCGGCTACACCAGCACCTACCTCTACATTAAGACCGCCTAAGAGGGTAAACCCTTCGATGCGACGATACCCGCCATAAAGGCTAGGCTCATAGTTAACTAAGCGTGTGGCTGCACCGGATGCTGCCTCAGACAGAAACAAATGGTTTTCGTTGCTGTTTAGACCACCAGAACATACAACTTTGAAACTCTGGATTTCGTCAGCCATTAGAAACTGATCCTTGTATCACGGATGTATTCGTAGCTGTTGATGAAGAGGGTCTGCAGATCTTTAAGACCTGATTGGAAAGCACCGTAGGCTGCATTAGCGGCCTCTAGGTTATCCTTAAACATATACAGGTGGTACAAAGCACCATCCACAATAACGGTATCGAAGCTGGCTGGGATGCGTGATACATCGCTGTACGCTGTAAGGTCGGCGTAGTTCAGATAATACCGAAAGCGCACACTGTACGCCTTGTCCGGTGATGGGGATATGCCAAAGCCTGTACCGTGTGACGGGAATATATAGTCAGGAATGGATCGACCAGTGGCACCGGCCTCATAGTCATCATCCCGATACTTAGAATACCATTCATCACGCTCAATAGGTGTCAGAGTTTTAAAGCTTGTACCCAGAGAAGTATCTTTCTGGATCTGAAAAGTATTAAAGTCGGCAATCTTAAAATAGTCAGGCCAATCGTATTCTGTACGACCAGCCGTTAAAACTTGTGTATGCTCAGAAGCATTAAAGGGCCATTCAAACTCAGCTTGATTGATTTTGGCAATAGCGGCCTTGACCGCATCTTTAACCAAAGCCTGAACGCCACGAACCGATGAAAAATCATCGGCTGCGATCTCTACCTCATTGATGCGGCGAAGCACCATGTTACATAAATCTAGGTAAGTACTAGGCATGAATGATCCTTAAAGAAGGGTGTTGGGGGCAAGTTGCCCTGCCCCCGCTCGGCTATTAGGCCAAGTTGTAGTTTGCTGTGATCAAGCCTTGTGGACGCAAGATTTTGCGACCGTACAACTGCACGCCACGAACAATGTCTGCGAATGTTTCTGGTGAGCGGAAGCTCTCAGTTTTCGCAATTTGGTCAGCTACTGCTACTGCGGAGTCATGGCCTGCGACCAGAACACCGAAGTTAGTTGCAGAACCTGCAGCGGCAGATGTACCAGCGCCTGTACCTTTGTAAGGAAGGTTGTTGGACTGATATACACGGAAGCCACGGATGGTGCCGGGAAGGCGACCATTGCGTACTTCTGAATCACCACCGAAGTCAGCGTTAACCAGCTTCGCATCTTCATCCATAAGGATTTCTTTGAAGACCGGGTCCACTACCACCCAACGACCATCTGTGTCTACGTTAGCCGCATCCATCAAACGAGCCATACGGTTTAGAACCGCTAATGGGGAAGTAATTGTACCAGCGCCGCCACCTGCAGTTACAGGAATGGAGTTAGCTGCTGTAGCACCGCCGAATACGCCCTGTGTCAGCTTGTTAGCTGCGAACAGTTCGTCTGCGCCTGCACCTGCTTCAGATTTAGTACCTGCAGCGGCAGTACGAGCTACCCATGCAGAACCATTCCATGTCCAACCAGACATGTAACCCAATACGTCTTGGTCAAATGCGTCACGCAGTTTGAAACCAGCACGATCCGTGGCTAAATCCATGAACGACACATGGGAATGGGCCGACTCGATATCATCGATTGCGAACTGAAAATAAGAAGCTTGGTCAATTATCATAGTAAAATCAAGGTCTTGCAGGTCTTGTGTTGCAAGAGTTGTACCACGGGCATAAGAGTTGATAGTGATCTCAGGCTCTTTAATAATTTTAACACTGTCGCCCATGTTATTGATTTCATTGGCATAATCGGTGTTAGTGATGTCTTCTACAACAGAACTGTTGCGGAAAGCTTTTTGTACTTTTTTAGAGTAGATAACTGGTGAAAAGTTACCGTTAGGTAGGTTGGTATAACCACCTGCTGATGGGAAAGCCATTGTAATATCTCCTTGTGAAATGGCAGGTCGGACTAGCCGACAGACAAGACAGAAGGGAATTATTAAGTGGCAGTGTTAATGTTATGGGTGCGCACAAGATGTATCAGGCCATGATACAAATCTACGGGCCATACCACACTGGTAGACTAAAATTCTTAATTCTTCTGAGGGTAGTAACAAACGAAGAGGTAGTCTTTAAAAGAGGCTCTGGTTTGTGAGAGATTATCTAAACAATCTCGTAGCTATCTTATGTAATAAGACAGGTAGAAGCTTGCTTGATATAATAATTATAACACGTTTAGTATTAGTAGTAAATAGCTATTACTATAACCTGCCCCTAGTAGGGACAGCCCTAGCATATAAGTATTGCTCACTTTGTCAATAGTTAATTTGCTAGAACTGCCACTTTTTATGCCACTAAAGGGTCAAAGTGCTATAGCACTTTGTTACATTAAGGTTTCGTATAGGAAACTTTTTAACGTGCGCCACCGGTCATATCGTAGGTGAATGCACCTTCAGTACGCATGGCTTGAAGAATCGCTTCCTCATTGGCCTCGTACTCACGGTCAGACATACGAGATACTTGGCTCTCGCTAAACTTAGCTTTGCCTGTTGCAGCGGGTGCTGAAGAGGTTGAGCGCCCTACAGCCTGTGCTGCAGATTTGTTAGAGGAAGTCTTACGCTTACCTGTATCTGCTTTGTACAAGTCGATGGCACGGGCTGCAGCCGTTGCATCGGTGTTGTTCTTGTATAGAGCATCATTGATGTACAGTGGCTGTAAGGCTACCCATTCATGGAAGGCTGGGTCTTGCCTAATATCATTAAAGTCGGGATGCAGCTTCATTAGCTGTTGCTCCGCTTCTTTTTTGGTCAGCTTGGTTTCCAAGTCTTTGAGGTGACCTAGACGCTTTTCGCCTTCTTCGAGAGCTTCATTGGCACGTTTCCGTGCAATGGTGTCTACGATCTTCGCAACATCAGGATACTTATTCGTCCATTGCTCAATCTCTTCATCGGTCTTTGGGAATTTGATCTGTCCCTTTGCGGCGCTATCAAGCTGCGCCTTCACCTTTTCTAGCTCTTGATCCTTTTGCGCCATCAACTGTTGGGTGTGCCGCCGTAGATCACCATAGCGTTTTTTAAATAAAGCCTCTTCAGGCTCTTTGGGTTCAGAATCTGTATTAGCCTGTGCTTCAAATTCTTCAGAGTATGTGCTTTCTGCTTCTAACTCTTCTTTGCGTCTATACTTGCTCATTGTTTTTCCTCTGGGGGCTTCACGCTTTGGTGAAGGTGGCCCTCTAAATCACACTATGAAGGTAACCTTTGGTTTCTTCACGATGCCGTACATGGAAGTCTTTTTGGAATAATCACTGTCTTTGTAATCATCCGTTTCATTGACTTCCGGTTCCTCTTCGGAAACCTCTACTGAAGCTGTTTCTACTTCATTGCCCTCTGGGGTAGTTTCTTCATCCATGTGGTAACCTGTGCCATCGCAATGGTCGCAGCCTTCGCCACCACACTCAGGACAGACCACACCTTCTTCGGCTGTTTCTTCGCCAGCCTCTGTGATCAGACCGGTAGCATCCATTGCCATCAGCCCCATCTTCGCCTCTTCCTGCAGCATCATAATCTTTTCTAGGCCATGCCATTTGACTACATCTGCAGGCAGAACGTATTCGCCTTGTGATATGTTGATATCAATATCATCCCGTACCTCTTCTGCAGAGGAACCAATAGGGATTGGGTTACCGGACACGGGATCTACTGGACCCATCATGCCGCCGTGGTACATGTCTAATTCATCTTCCTCAGAGGTGGCCTTCTGCACTGCCTCTGCACGGGTTTTTTCGTAAGAAGAAAGAGACCCGTCATTGTCCAGATCTGCTTTGTTTTCGTCTAATTGAAATTTATTATTTGCCATGTCTTCGCCTTCCGGGGTCATAATGCCTTTACGAGCTACTGCGAGACCGCCAAGGGCCATGCCAGAGCCTTGGTCTTCATCAGTAGTCAAACCTAAAAAACCATACACGCTGTCTCTTGCACCCGCTGCGTAATCAATCATGTCTTGCTTGCGGTCAGCTAATGTAATTTCAGAACCATCCTGCTTAGAATACGTCCCGCTTTCACCCGTGAAAAACTCTTCATTAGTAATATCAAAATTTAAAATATTATCAGACCGCCACTTTGCATAACTGTTTGCGGTATCCATGTCCTCAAAGACAGGAAGCTTTTCACCCGTGTAGAGATCATACGGACCCTCTTTTTCGTATTTTTCTAGAAGGTCATCTATTTTGTAAGGACCGCCCGTTTCAGGATCAATCGTAGGGGTTACAAGATAGCCATCACCGTACTCAAACGTAGCCGTCTTCTCTGAGTAAGGTTCGTAATCGTTTTCGCTTTTCCATAAAGGCTTACCATTTCTGGTTTTAACACCTGCAACTTTTGTCATCATGTCAGCCATTATTCGGCTCCTTTTAATACTTCATCTCGAAGCGTCTTAAATCTACGAAGCTCTGTGATTGCCCCTTGGATTTCTAAAATTCTTTGTGGGTCTCTCTGCTTTTCAAGAAGGTCACGAAGACCTTCAATTCTAGCTGCAGCGTAATCGTGCAGTAGATCCATTTGCTCTTTGTTATTTACCAAAGGAAGCAATAGGCGGTAAAAACTCTTATCCATTATTTACCTGTATTTTTGGGGACAGCTTTTGTGCCAAATTGACGAATATAAGTCATGTCCTCGGCGTAGGCTTCAGCCCAGCGATTTTCTGTAAATGTTGCGAACATAATGAGTCGGTCTACATCTAAGCCGATGACTTGGGTTATTTCGTGTAATTCAGAAACTTCTTCCTGCAAGCTTTCAATAATATAGGCTTGTTGAGATACCCACCAGATTGCACCACCGAACTGAATAGCCATAGCTAGAATTAAAGCCGCAGGTAATTTTACTTTATCCATTTTTTACCTCAAAACAGTAGAGTGCAATATTGCTAGTGGTGACTAGAACGGTAGCCTTAGAAAACTCTTGCTCACACTCTTTTTGGGTGGGGTATTGACCTAGCTGGTAATGGGTCACGTTATTATTAATTAACTGAAAGAATACGAGTATCCACATTACTGCGGCTGTCCCTGTGGCGGCTGCGGTACGTTACCGCCATTGTCTCCACCACCTGCGCCTGTGAAGCCGGGAGCGCCCGGTTCTGGTGCGCCACCCGGTGCGATATTACCGTTACCGTTGCCTGTGGGATCTTGTGGGGATGGAGCGCCACCCGGTGCTGGTGCAGCTTGTGCTGGATCAGGCTGGGGCATCAAAGCTTGGATCTCCGCCATCATCTTGGCTTGGAGCATTGCTTCCCGTGGATCATTCATAATCTTGTCTTCGTCTAGGTCCATAGACGCTGCAAGCTCACGCAGGATAAAGTCGTACTTAACAAACGGTGCCATCTGTTGGTTGGCTGTCATCTGCATAAACTGTAGCAGACGCTGACTGCGGATCTCATTACGCATCAGGCTTTCAGTGCCACGGGCTTTAACCGTAAGGTCACCCTTGGTGTATTGCTGGTCGAAGTTAAACTGCATGTTAAAAGCGAAGAGTGCCTTACCCAAAGGTGACAGAAGGTAGTCATCTAGGTTACGCACAACCGCTTTGATGTTCTGTGCGGCTGCACCCATCAACATGGACATACCAGAGGCTGTACGACCGACCCCCATCACACCGCCAGCACCGTGGCTGTAGGACGGAATACCAGTAGCTTCATCAGACAACTGCCGTGCCTTATCAAACATCATTAGAAGCTCATTAGACACGTTAGGGAACTTGGTTCCGAAGATGGCCTGTCCGGGTGCGCCAGCCTGACGGCGGAAGACCTTACCGGGGTACACAGAGAGATCCTGACCCGGTACGAGGTTGGTCTCATCAATCTCAATAAGAAGGTTACCAGACAATGCACCGTTATCTACAGCCATCCGCATGAAGCCGTTCATCAGCAACTGCGTGTCTTCCATGTTCTCTGCGACACCAATGCCGAAGAAACCGTAAGGGTTAAGTTCGTAAGGCACTGCAGAGTATGGAATGCGTGTAGGTGTGAAGGGGTTGATTACCAGACGCAGGATCTGACCATTACAAATCCATACGTTGACCTGTACTTCGTCACGATCTGCAAGTGCCTCTGGTAAATCTAGATCAGCTTGCTCCGCTAGTTCTGCATCAAGTGTTCCCCAGTATTCAAGAACCTCAAAACGGTCTGGGCTTTCAGAGTTGTTGGTTTCATCCAACGCATCTTCCCAATACTCACGCTGGTACTGTGGACCGAACTCAATAGCCAGTTCGATGCTCTCATCACGGAAGTGTGGGCGGCGTTTAAGGCTGCGAAGTTGGGTGCGGTTCAGACGGTGACGCTGTACAGTAAACTCAGCTTCAGCCATGTTTCGGGCGTCTGGGTCGGGATATAGATCCCAGATAGACACATACTCAACTTTGGGAATAGTTTCAAACAAAGGATCATAATTGCCCTCATCATCCCAGCGTGGGTATTCTTTGTCGAATGCAAATGGACCCTTCAAAATACCTGTACCAAACAGGCATGTCTCAAAGGCTACAGACCGCAGATGCTTAGAGGCGTTGGTTTCATCCAACTGATCATGCATCTTACGTTCCATGCTCTGGGCGGCAAGTTTTGCAGGCTCAAAGAAGGCTGCAGAGGGGGAATCACCTGTACCAAGCTCTAATTCATCAGAAACAGGCTCTAATTTAGCCTTATATGGCCCTAGATCCTTTTCTAGGTCAGGACGGGCTATTGGACGCTTTGGAGTGTACTGTACACCGGCCATTTCCTCTACTTTTTCAGTAGTAATGGCATTTGGGTCGTAATTTACGGCCCCAGCAACATTATTTGGGTACTTACGGCTCTCAATACCTACTGGAAACTTAGAACCAGCGAATAATACGTCTACAACCTGCGCATATGCGGCCAAAACCTTAGTTTTAGTGATCTTAACAAAGGCTTGGGACTTTTCTGTCTCAGTAAACTGCACTTCGGGGCCATAAAGACCACGATAATTGCGATATGACATCAACCAACGCTCTTCATCGGACAAACGATGGTCTTTTGACCTGCGAAACTGCCCTTCAATAAACGCAGCAACGCCAGAATAGTCTAAATTCTCTTGTTCTACGTCCCCATCTTCTTCCAAAGCAATGACTTGTTCCGCTTCAGTCTGATCTTCGGGTGTAGGTCCGTTGGGTTTATCCATTAATGCCATGCTTTAGTATCCAAATCTTGAATCTGAGGGGGTGTAGCGTTGAATTGGGACGCCTCGGCCCATATCGAATGGTGAAAAGGCTCTAGGCCTACTCATAATCCCGTAACGAACACTGTCGTATGTGTGATCTGTGGCATACCGGGGGTCTATATCGTCGGAACCTTTGGGGTCAGAAGGTATTACAGGGAGATCTGCGATAATCTGGCGGCAGGTGTTAAAAAATACGATGCCTGCAGTCTCTGTTTCTTCGTTAATCTTGAGAACTTCGTGGAACCGGTTCTTACCAGCAATCCTTGCACCGGCTGAACGATCACTAGGACGCCATCTGCAGCCCATTGAGATCATTTCTTCGGCTATGCTTGGGCCAATCTGCCCCCGGTTATGCCAGCATGAGCTATCCAGAACCCCGTAGTGGATGCTTTCGCCACGCTCTGCTTCCATAACTGCACGGCCAAGGTCTTTTCCGGTATGCTTGGACACATACAACTCCCGGTAAACGTACAAAGTCTCGTAACTAGGATCGATGGCAAACCAGTGTACCGCAGAGTAAGAGCTATACCCGTAATCACATGACCTAAACCTGCGCCAATCATCCGGTATGTCGAAAGGTTCACACACATGCGTGGACTGTTTAAACTCTGGGAAGGCAGCACCATCGGCTACAGCCCAATCACCCTCTAGCAACTGTCTACGTTGCATCTCAGGCAGGGCTAGTAGGTTAGCCTCGTATTGCCCGTCCTGCATCAGATAAGGATTATCTCTCAGGGATGCAGGGATAAAGCGGCGGTAGAAAAGAGGTTCGCCCTCTTTATCGTGGCCTACAGGGAAAACCATTGGATCTCCGCTGTCTATATCCGTTGCAACAAACCTCTTATTGGCAGGTGCAGGGTCCACAAACATCTGCTTAACCCAGCCATGCCCCCTACCACCGGGGTTAGTTGTGGCTCTTTGAAACAGAGGTAGCTCTGGATCTGTAGTACGAAGCCGTGAGCGCATGTAGTTCCATGCAAACGGTGTGGCGTACTGTGTAAGCTCATCAAAGGCTATGTAGCTAAATGCTAGACCCTGATACCGCAGAACATCTTCATCACGCTCTAGGTAGGTCATCCACAGTTTCGCACCGCTAGGGAATACCCACTGAGACTTCTTCTCTTGCCACTTAGCGCCCGGATAAATCTTCGGGTACATCTCTTGTGACTTCCAGATCAGTTCCCGCAATTCATCGTTAGTACGGCGCAGGATGATCCCATTGAAGTTCTTGTTGTGGAAGTACCGCATAGGGTCAGCCAGAAGCCCGTAGGATTTGCCTCCACCCGCTGCCCCGCCATATAACACCTCACGCTCAGAGGCCGCTAGGAAGTCTGTCTGTGGACCGGGATTGGGCTGGAATACAACCTCACGCTCTTGCGTTTCCTGCGTGATAACACCGAAGTCCAGAGTATCAGAAATGCTTTGATATTCTTCTTCTGCTTCTTCGGTGGCCCCAAACTTATCAGCTAGACGGTTCTCCATCATAGTCTTGATACGCTTGCTGTCTGAAATCTTACGTCTCAGACGGGCTTCTTCTTTTTCAGAAGCGGTACTAGGCTTGGGCTTCTTACGGTGTGCCTTTTTAAGCTCTTTAACCCGCTTACTGTTGGGCCGGTGTAGCTTCCAGATATTACTGATACCCTGACCAGAAATACTGCGACCTACTTTGTTAGAAAGCCATTCTGCAACCTTACGGGTGCTGTAGCCTTCGTCCAGATGATCCATAGCCTGTTCTACAAGAGGTACGACATCTGGATCTGGTATTATTTGTAAAGAACCCTCTTCTACAGGCTTGTATGCATAGGGCAGACGGGCTGTAGGGTTCTTCCTAGTTTTGTTTATCCACATCGTCGGCTTTTGGCGGTAGAATAAACATGCCACCACCATTGTTGGTGACCTCTACCTTCTCCCGTTTAACTAGACCTGTACGATCCAATACCTCACGGGCAGCGTTGATAGCGTTTCGTGCGCCCAGCGCCGTGGGGTCATCCAGAACACCCAGCAACCCGTGGGCAGCTTTAGGGGCGTTCATAGCAAGCATCATAGATGCCTGTTCAATAATCTCTTCTTTAAGCGGTCCAGTGACTTCAGAAACCCCTGTACCTTTGGAGTAACCTGCAACATCCATAGCTTTACGGACATTACCACGGCACTCTCCCATAAGGGCTTCAAGAAATGCAGACTGTTTTTCAGTATATTTTTTAGGGGCATCGGTCATGGGTTTCTCATTTTAAAGAATAGGTAGCCAACAGCGGCAGAAATAGTTATCCAGAACACTCGCTCTGCAAATCGGAGGGTTTGGCCGTTAACGCCTTGCACCTTCTCCAGCTTCTCAAGACGCTCAATGTTCCGTGTCTGAGACTTGTCGTAAGAGTCCATGCGCTTAAACAAAGACACCATGCGCTCTTCCATACGGGCCAAGGCTACTATCGCCTCACCCATTTCATCTAGCTTTTTTTCGATGCGTTCTAAACGAGCATCCGTCATTTGCGTTTGGCCTTCTTAGTAGCCATACCGCCTTTATTCATCTTACCGGCTTTAAGATCCTTGTAGGTCTTATCGCTGATTGTGCTTTTACCCTTAGACCGGGACGAACCGGCCTTCTTACGGGCATTCATGTTTTTTAATAAAGACATTGGATTACCATTTCTTACAGGACCAATATCTGGCCGTTAGTTTAGATGTTGCAGTGTCGCACTTGTGTCTTGCTCGAAAAGACTTACGGGCTGCAGGGTTATCCTTACGGATCTCCATATCAGGATCTCCGAAGGTAATATACTTAACGCTGTCACCCTCTACCGCCAGAACCTCGAACTTCTTGGGTCCACCACGGCGGGGCTTGTTTACAGAAGTAAAGCCATGACGCTTCTTAGCGGCTGCAATCTTTTCGGCTTTAGTCTTACCGGCCATATTCTTACCTTTGATTTTCAGCTAAAAACGCAGCACCCCAGATGAGACCGGAACTGCCCAGAGCAAATACTAAAACCGCAGAAATTATCGTGAGTATGTAAAAAATACGGTCACGTTTAGCAGCCTGTGCCTCTAAGGCATCCTTGTGACGCTTACGGGCTGCAGCCTGTTCCCGCACAACCGTGTCCCACATGCCCGGAGGCCCGTATAACTGGCAGATAGAGCGCAGATGGTTCGTAACCTCTTTGTGCTTCATCTTGGCCTGCGCAATGGCAAAACCCTCTTCCTCACTTGAGGTTAAGCGACCTAACGGCCCCTTGTGTCTGCCCTTCTCTGCTAGGCTTATATCAGCCTCTAGTTTAGCTAATTTACCGAATGCAGGTAATATAGAACCTACATCCTTACCCGCCTGCACCGCACTGGAAATGGATGAGGCTATGCTACCTACTGCACTTGCAAGAGCCAGAACCTCAATCATTGGACCACAAAGCTCTTAAAGCATCTGCTTCTGGGGCCAACTATATACCGCCGATCATACAACTGACCATTAGTACCGCCCTTCTGGCCGCAATCATAATGACAAGCTTTGTAAAGACGGTTAGATCCAGAGATCCACGCATGGCCCATCGAAATAAATGCAAGCACACAAATCATAATAAAATACCAATGTAGAGGAGGTGTTAACTGCAGCTAATTCTGCAACCTCAGTAGGTACTATGAATCAGTACCCTCAATCTTAACCTGACTACAGGAACCAGAAACAAGCATACCTGCAGAAACTGCCATCCTAAAGCCTTGCGCAACTTTATTCTGGCAATCAGTAATCTTGTAATAAGAGGTTGGGTAAACAGCTACATTGCACTGACTAATTTCAGCACCCGTACAGACCATTATAACCGCAACCCATGAAGTCATCACTTAGACTTCTTAACGTAGCCACCCTTGGACGCACCCATAGGCTTCTTCTTCTCAATCTTCATGTAACCACCCATAGCCATCTTAGGCTTACGGGAAGGTGCTACATCCGCACCACATGATTTAGTCTTCATCGTTTTCATAGGAAGGTTCCACATCAATTAAATATTCAACAGGCTCAACTGTCTTATCAGCTACGTCTGTTTCAAAGAATTGGTCGTATCCACGAAACACTAGGTTCTCATCAGAATACTCTTTTCGTGTAATTAAACCTTCCTGAAACAGAAGATCCCTTACCTCCTCCAACTTCAGGACTTTGCCTGTACGCTGTTGGATAGCAGCACGAATATAAATGAGGTTTATCAAACACTCTATACCTTCTATTGTAACATTGCAGATAACATCAAGTCAACCCCCTAACTAATTACCATAAATTAAATTACTAAATGGCATAATTAGGGGGTTTACATATCGTCAGATGTTGTTATAATTTACAAGCTCGCTGCAGGCGGTACAGGTATAAGTAGGTACACTATGTGCAGTACACTGTGTGCGCAATCTCTGACCTAGTAATACCTATGTCCCGTAATTCTTTATCACTCAAGTTCTGTAAGATCCAGTAATCAGCCCTACGCTGTTGTGATTCCTGTAGTGACTTTAGAATCTTCTTAATAATACCCATAACAATAAGCTCCTCTTAGTTAACTGGCTATACCTGCAAGTATACCACCATTTAACTAAGGGGAGTTTTGCTATTTAATAATACCCGTTATGCATTATTTAATAGCTTTTAATCTTCTCACAGACCCAGCACTCCAAGTACCCCTGCCTGAGATTGTGGGTATCAATAGTTCGTTTAACTTCTTGGATAATGCTCTCAAAGACATAGTCCCGTCAGGATCTATCTCATCTAACAACGGAACCTTCTCCAAGGCACGGCTCCTATAAAGTGCTGTACGGGCTTCTGAAGCGTTCTTAGCCGTAGCTGTATTACCCTTCCCGCCCACATAAACACCATCACGATATGCGCCTAGCTGAACCCCCCTCGCCTTCGCCTTCTGCAGTCCTTCAATCGTGAGCCTTTTATGATTCAGCATGTCTCTTCCATGTATCTTACCATGACATGATTCACAGCACTCAACTATGTTAGTAGGGCTGTCTACACCCCCTAAAACTTTAGGTACTATATGGTGCTTATGTGTACTTTCTACTTCTGCATGGCAGCAGGGACACTTAGTACCCATTCTATAAAGCCGTTATGCAGTCAACGGCATCCTCAACGGATGCCTTAAACCATTCATTATTACGATCAGAAGCAATAGCCTCTACAGCCTTATGGGCCTTACCCTCAAGCTTCCTACGATCCTTACAATAAACAGAATACTGAAGCTCATAATCCCTAAACGGGCTAGAGGTTTGATAGCCATTAAGTCTATCATCAGCATCAATAGCCATGCCCACTTTAACCCATTCAGGCCAAGCCGCATTCGTAATCACATAAACATAACCAGCCTTAGTGGTATTGTAGTTCTGTAACCCAGAAAACGCAGCATCGTTAAAGCTCTTATACCTGCCCGGCTTATAAAGAGGATGTGACCTCGGAATATACTTACCGTTAACGTACATCCTTTTAGGATTGTTAGTGGGGCTAGTCTTATTCTCTTTAGTTCT